GGAGGAGGAGGGGGTGGTGGTATGAATGACGCGTTAGCCTCAGATATAGCTGCAGATTTGCTGTTTGAAAGCTCTCCTTTTAAAATTAACAACACTGGAGGTAATAAAATAACCGACCCTGAGGACCCTGATGGCGAGCTGCGTTCTTTATGGGGGGATAGCAGAGATGCCACTGATAACCCGTGGGCTAGTGAGCATAGGGATTACGACGATAGCCCTTTAGTAGGCTTAGTAGGCAATAGTAACGTCGAGCTCGCCACTGTCTCCGATGAGGCTTTTGAAGTGTTATTAGGAGACTCCGTAATACCTTCAATTCCTGCGCAATCTCTCGACGGATTTTTGCCAGTTGTGGAAGGTCCCTCGCAGTCGATGTACAGGTTACTGCATTTAAAGAATGCTGTTTACAATACTGCTCCAATATTTAAAAACCACGATTTGGCGGGTAGGTTGGAATTTTGGAAAGAGGGTCAATCCCCCCTTGTGGTAGAACAATCAGATGGAGGGTACCATACTGCCAGACTTACAGAGTGGGGAAGGACTACGGATGGGAGATGGGAAAATCACCCTGTTACCTTTGCTTTTATTAGGAAAAATTTATTAAGAAGTGGGGAGATTGAACCTGGGTTTAGTAATTCAATTTTAGAAGTACCTCCTCCTACAGATTTTGATAATGCCACCTTCGGACACGGCGTATTTATGTTTAGGCTCTCCACGGGAACAGCAGCGCAGTTAATTAAAGAGACCGTTCACTTTCATTCCAGGTTAGCCCAGATTGATTCTCTTCTTGAGATGCTGGAAAACCCTGCCTCTGGAGACGAAGGAGCCCAAGGCAGTGAAGACAACGTGAATGGATTTATATACCAGGACGACCCTTTTGGAAACTCCGAAACATTAGCCGCCGAAGATGGCGGTGGCGATGGCGGTGGAGACGGTGGTGGGACCACGGGTGGAGAATCAGTTACCGTAACTCTGGCTATAGAAGAGGGAGAAGACTTAATGTCTTGGCTTTCAAACGTTCTCTTATGGTTAAACAATAACGATACAAATACGGACTCGGGTAAGAATTTAACGTACAGGTTTTTGGATGGGNATAATATAGCTAAAGGTTCCCCTTTAAGGGAGGTTGTAAAAAGCCCTGTAAAAGGCAGGACTTATTTAATTGTTGCTCCCTTAGAAAAGTTCAAAGGTGCGGGTCTTAAGTCTGTTGGTTCTTTTGGGGGCATCGGAGGACAAAACCTGACACTAACCGTAGGTGGGTGGAACTCTATTGTTGAAGGTTTAGACGTAGCCCACAGTGTGTTGCCTGCCTTGCAAATATCTGACAGCAAGGGTCCTAAAAAATCTGTATCAAAATCAGAAGCTGAAAGCGGGACGGCTGGGAAATCGCCACTCGAGGAAGTAGGTGATGGCTCAGACGCAAGTGAGGTCATGACGGCAATTAAAGAATACCTCAAACAAAAGAATGCCAAGAATGCAAGTGAGCAGGCTACGGGGGAGGACACCGCCTCTGAAAAGTGCGAGGTAGATGGAGAAGAGGAAGATGGGGGGGACAAGCAGTCCCAACCTACAGACGCTAACGTCACGCAAGCTAAAGATAGTGGGAGTGCTGAGTCTACCAAGAAAGCAGCAAGCTCCGCAATAGCCTGGGGAGCTGCAAACTTCACAGTAAAGGTTAGAACTTTAGGTCTTCCCGAAATCAGTTCTGCCTGGGAGACTGACAGAACATGTTATTTACACGTACCTGATGTTAGAGGAGGTTCTGGGACTCACGGTATTACTGGTAATTATTTCATTGTCGATTGGGCTCACCAAATTGATACAGATGTAGGTTTTAAAACTACTTTAACTTTACAAGCAAGCGAGAACGAGTTTTGATTATATAATGGCTAAACTTCGAACAATTATATACAACCTCCAAAAACGAGTACAGGAGCTTACCGATGCAGTTATGCGCGTAGCCCCCGACATCGGTGCCACGGGTATGGCGAAGGGAGGAAATACGCCTGCCGAAGCTTTAGGAGGAGTTCCTGGGAACCAAGGTCGTGTTTACGCGGCACGTGTGACTTCTGTTATAGATGCTAAAAAAGGAGGTAATTTATCAGTCGTATGTCCTGAAGTAAACGCTGGTAAAAAATTCTCCGCAAAGATGGGAGCTCCTTTTGGGGGTGCTGGGTATGGAATGTTCGCTGTCCCTGGAGAGGGGGCGCTAGTTTTAATAACAAAAACATCCCACGGATGGGTTTGGTTTTCGTGTGTATACGAGCCAACAGTTGAGGCAGGTGGAAAAGCTATAATCACTCAGCCTAAAGGGTCCGGCTCCGAAGCCCAAAAAAGGGAAGACGAAGACCACTTGGCAAAACGAGGAAGAGAAGAGGGGGACCCTATGCAGAGAACGTACGGGGTACCTGAAGGGTTTTTAGCCTATGAGAGTAATAATATTCCGGAGCAGTATATCTGGAAAACACCAAAGGGTAACAAAATTATTATGTCCGAAAAGCATACTGAGGACGTGGAGGAGAAACATATAACACTCCAAACGGCAGGAGGAAAACGGATTATCTTAGACGACGCAGACCCGAGGACAGAGGTTGGGACAGAACCCTCAATACCTTACCACCAAACGGGGGATAGAATTATCATAGCCGATGGGGATGAATGGGAAGAGGAAGGAGGTCCTAATAGGATTTGGATTCAGTCTACAGCGGGAGAATTTGGGGTAGAAGATAGCATTCAAGTATATGCTAGAAACTCTCTATTTTTAGAAGCTCGAGAAGGAAATGTAAATATTTCTGTTCTAGACTCTGATGTAGAAGATGCTCATATTTTAATGACCAACCTTGCCTCAGGTAATTTAGAAATTGATATAGAAGAAGGAGATATAGCAGGAGCCGCAAAATACCGTATATGTTTAAATGCATGGAACGAGAATGAAGAAGATGGACCTCTTGGGTCTATAGGTATGAGGTCTAAAGGAAAGTTCCAAATTAAGAATGGCATACCCTCCCCCGAAACCCCGGTACAAAACATACAAATGCACAAGGGTAAGATGGTACTAAATAGTGGCAGGGCAGGTATAATATTACTTGGGGGTGTGGGTGAAAGGAGCTGGTTAGCTGCAAAAACGGACTACATGACCTTGGCTGCAGAGGAACGCATCCTTATTTCTGGAAAACATATTGTTATTGAGGGAGAAACGGTCAAAATCAACAAAGGCAATGAAACACATGGCTATTACTCGGATAGGTTTTTTGACGCCACTACCGGAGCCGACCTACCATTTGGTGATGAATCCTTGGAGCCTTGCTTCGACTTACAGGACGATAAAGATATTGAGTTCGGTCAACAAGGCTCACCAGGCGAGGGACCTCCTGATAGAGACGAAGGAGCAGGTGGGGGAGATGGAGAAGAAGTGACCACTGGGGACGACGACGATACGGACAACTACATGGACGACTTAATTGACGACGCAAATGACGATGCTGGGGCATATTGGGGTGGCGGAACCCCAAGTACCCCTGGAACCCCTGGAGCCCCTGGGTTCCCTGCCGCACCTGCCGCACCTGCCGCACCTGTACCTCCTCAACCAGGCGCACCAGCTACACCCTCTACACCAAGTACACCCTCTCAGCCACTTGCACCAGCTACACCAGCTCAGCCAAAATCACCAGCTACACCAAGAACACCGACACCTCCCCCAACACCGCCACCACAAACGGCACCTTCTGGTGTGACTGCTCCTAGGACACCAACCGTGCCTCCTGGCATGCCGGTTCCTCCCGGTCCACCCAAAGAGCCACCGACGGCGACTACGCCATCTACGCCATCTACGCCAACTATACCTACCTCACCGACAATAATAACGAGTGTAACTGATTCGCGAAGCGCTACTGACGCACAACAAACCGCATCTTATAGTGACTCTGGTGGAGGCGACGACAATGGCGGCGGCGGAGGATACGGCGGAGATGGTGAAGACCCAATAATCCACGAAGGTGGAGGTGGTGGAAACGGTGGTGGAGACGGTGGTGGGGGCTTTACATATACCTATGATGTTGTTGATGGCGTCTCCGACTCGTCCGTGGGCAAAACACGCCATAACCTTCAGAATTCCTCATTCCCTGGAGGAGGAACAATGTACACCCCTAGGAACAGTACCTCCTATGGAGGTAGTTTCGACGGTCCTCCTAGTACACTTGACGAGAGCCGCTCTCTCCCGGACGCTAAACCTCCTTCCCCTATTTTCGTTCCTTCCCGAGGAGCCTTATCATCTGGGGAAAGAACTGGGACCCAGGCTCAGAAGGTTTATGGGGAGCCAGGATTCTCTACCGCGTCAGAAGGTGTAACTCAAAGCGGTGTAGTTTTCTCAGCGGAGCAAGTGCCTGGAAAGGCTCCAGAACCGGGAGGTTATGGTGGATAGGTTAGAAGTAGCATACCCTGTAAGTTCTACTCTTACTAGAGTACAATTAATAGGGAACAATTCTGAATCTTCTGTAGAGATTACAAATTTCAAATTGTACCCAAGCGTAGACCCTGTGGCAGCAAACATACTTCCCCAGAGTTATTATACTGTGTATGTTTCCGGTGAAAATGATGGGGAAACAGCGGATAAAGAATCAGTTTACACGCTACCAATTATTTTTAATGTAGATTTGTTTCTTGGCGTTGATGAGTACGATGTAATTTCTTTGCACGGAACAGTAGGTCCTAGAGGGGTTAAAACGATATCTAATGATATTCAATATTTCCATACCCATAAATTTTTAGGATGGGGTTCAGATGAACAATCCATTTCGGGAACACCCCCTACNTATGGTCACGCGGACAGCCAAAAAGATTCACAAAGTGGTCTTAATACTTTTTACCATGTAACTACAGTAGACCCTTTCATATTACCTCCTAAAACTCACTTATACTTAGATGTATCTGCAACGTCAGCGGATTCTGTAGGCTTGTCCGCAGTGTCTGCTACGTTTGTAGCAGACAACCCCACATATGATAATAATGTTACAACTTTGTACCATGATGGACAATACACCGAAGGGGCTTACCAACACATAGAACTGTACAATTCAGGTATGGGGGAAACTAGTCCTTACAGAATGACAGAGACTTCCCCTTTAATTAATGTTTCTTTTGATTACCAAAGAAGTCTTAGAACTCGAAAATCGCAGTTTTCAAGGGTAAGACTCTCTGGAAGTTCTTATGAGGCTAGTGGTACTGAAGTTTTTACGTCGGCTAATCAGTTTGTTGATGTGTGTGTAAATGACGCATACCCTGTAATGGTACTTTTCCCCTTTGATGGCTACGGGGAGGTCCCCTCTGGAAAAGGTCATCTTACCATCTCCAAACTGCTTATATACGCGGCTGAATTTAATAAGTCGGAGAAAGCAGTTTATGATTTATATAAAAGGACAAGCGAAGGAACGCTAGAGCCTATAGCGCACCGGTTCCCAATATACGCTAGTTCCTCCGACCTTCCTTATAATACCATGACATCTGTTTTTAACGGAACATCCTCCCTCGATTTAGTAGAGGATACGTTCACATTAAGGGGAGAAGTAATCAGACTACGTCCAAGAGGGCTTGATGGTACAAATGGGGAGGCTCTTGTGCTTATCTGTCGCGAAAATTCTTTAACCCCCACCGGAACTCAAGAATTAGTAGTTTATTACGAGGGTTTCTATGAGTACGAAGGCGCAGAGTACCGGGATTCAAGAGGGTCAATGTACAGGTTTAACCATGGCTCAGGACAATGGGAGCCTAGTCTGTGACCCTTCTTACTTCCCTAGTCCACCCTGGAACGTGGCAGATTTTCGGCACAGCCCCTGATAGCCTCCGCTTAGAGGGAGTTGGTACAAACTCTAATATACTCATAAGTTCACCTATCGCGGAATCTAAGGTTACTGACACTACAGTGGGAGGTTCAAGTTTAAAACCTTCTAAAACACCTCCTGCACACAAAGTACATTCTATAGAAAGCAAATTATCTTTGTTTGGGGGTGCGGGAGGTAGGGGTACTGCCTCATTAGAGTTGGGTAATAATTCGGTAGCTAGTATACATACTTATAAGGTGAAGAAACATAAAATAACTAAAGGTACGCTAAATGTCTAATATCGCAATTCGCGGAAGTGTACTTAATTCCCCCGGAGGAGTCGTAACTGAAGGTGAGGATTTTTGCAAGATAAATGGGAAACCGGTTACCTTTGTGGGAGCTTCAGGCACCACTCACGCCGGAATTAAAAGCACTGGTCAAGCTTATACGCCCGGTTCTGGAGATGTAATGACCGGCTTTCCTCCCTTACCACCGAGTATCCACCTTGCAGGCACTTGGTTCGTCAAAGAGGGGAGCGATTTTTTCAAAGTGGGAGGCAAGCGGGTATCCATGGTAGGTTGCAAAACCACATGCAACCACTTAATAGCTTCCGGTGAATTTGTAAAAATTGGAGGAGCAAAGAAATGATTTCGGAAACAACACTAAGACTTTTAAATAGCACGGCACTTACTGCCATGTCTAATGTAATGACTATCGAAATGAATCGACTCATTCGCAGGCAAGCTAACGCAAGGTCCAGACTTGTAAGACTCACCGGACAACACCAACAGGTTAACAGGAATTTAAATAGACGATTATTCGTTTCCCCCAACTCGGGAATCAAGTCGGAACAACAATCTAGAAACTCATTGGCGTCAGTATCCACTTCCGTTGACACGATGCTCATGCTCTTGAACTCAGGAAATGATGTATTTAAATCAGGAGCCCCTGCATCTGAGTCTTTAAGTACCGATATAACCAACGCCAAGGCTGAACTGGATAAACTTTTCCCAGCACCAGCTGGAATTAGGGATGCCTTTGGTAGTAACAAAATTCGCCGTGTTTACTCATCTTATCTTCGCTTAAATGAGGAAGCTAACATGTTAAATTTTCAATTAGATACGATTCATGTTATTCTAAGAGATAGAGCTACCGGCGTCGCAGAAGAGCCTAAGCTTAATTATAATGCCTTGTTTTCCGAACATCTTTCCCAACAACAGTCAGACGTTATTGAGTCTTACGCTACTTTAGTTGAAAATTCGGTAATGAAGCCTTACAGGAGAAATAAGGCATACCGAGATTCTATAGGAGCACAGCTTAGAGATGCGGATGAAACTGTGAAACCTAGGTCCAAGTTTGATTTAGTGTATGGACCCCCAATTTCTATGGATGGAAAGTTTATTCTATCTGAAGATGGCTTATACTACGATTCTAGAGGGGGAGGCATCCCCAACTCTGAACTTCTGCCTATCGCTTCCCATACTTGGAATTTGGATTTTGCTCCTTACTTAGGAGGAAGGGGAAAAGCTGTAGATACAACTGATTTTAGTTTAATTACCAATACTGTTTTTTCAGATGATTTTGCCCCCGATGACCCAAACGGGTATATTGATAGGTTATTGGAAATTGACGAAGTCCTTCAGGCATACTACCGCGACAGGAATACTCATATCAACCAAGTTGAATCTGAAATAAATAGCCTGATTGATTCTGGGTTTACGTCAGGTAGCCCCACGGTTCTCGGCTTTAAACGCAGCCAGGCTGCTAATGGGGACGCATATGAGGAAAAAATAAAGAAACGTAAAAAACAGATTCAGCTATTTGCCTTGTTTGGGAACATTGAAATTACAGAAAAAGAGCACCGCCTGGGTCCAGACATAATTGTAAAAACACTGACCGCGCCGGAGCGGAGGCATTTACTTGCTACGAATGGTTATAAGGTTGACGGCTCTGATATTCCTTTTGATGTTAATAATGACATTGTAAAAGTTTTTGGGGATATAATTGTAGACCTTGCCGGGGATGACGGTGTTATTAGGATAAGGAAGAAGTTACCCAGAGTTCCTCTAAACGATTTTTCATATTTGAAAGGTTCAGGGCTATTACCTGAAATAAAACATCAAGAAAGAATAACTATTTCTGAGGATGTACAAAGTATTATTTCCGCGGAAGAACCAATCTTCGTTAAAGGAAACCCCTTCTTGGACACGATGTACTTGAAAGATTTTAATGTTGACGAAATTTCCAGAGGAGACTTTGTTAAAGCGGAGTCTGGCGTATCCGGAACAGGCGCCTACGTAAAAGCACTGGGGGACTCTATAGTAACAACAGGTTTAGAAGTTTGTTATAACTTCCTAACCCCTGATGTTGTTAAGCCCTCATCAAAGGAGTATTTACTGGATAACTTCACAGAAGGCTCTACACAACTGAACGGAAAGCTAGTTGCCTCTTCAACTGAACACGTATTTCCTTCTGGACTATCAATACCGTTTTTAAGAGGTACAATATATAACCCGGAAGACCGGTATGGTATTTACTACCGCCCTATTGACACCCAGGACAGGAACAACAATAACGGAGGTGCGTACGTAAGGATTCCTAACAATATTAAAGATGGGGAACTATACCCGCCAGGAGACAGAATGAACGGACTCACATATAGTGAGAAAGGATGGTCTCTTGATTTTTGGACTCATATACCTGAGGTGTCCTCAGGCTTAACAGGGCATCACCGTTATCGTATTGTAGCTGCTTGTGAAAATAGTGGCAAAGGGGCTGAGAAGGGTCAGAAGATTACCTCAGATATAGCACATGATGACGAAGAAAAGGTTAGAGGTCTTCTTATCGGCTTTCGGGATAAGGATGTTTCCGGACTGGCTGACCATACGGCAGAGGAGGAAAATTATGAATCAAGTAGTACCGGCGAGTTGGAATTTGTGGTGTTGCCTACTGTGGGGCAAAACTCTTTAGTAGGAGAACAAGTAGGATGGGAATGGGGTCATAGTATTGCAATTCAGGAAAAGGACATTAAAGACTCTTCTGATGGAACCGTTCTAGTAGCCCCCTCTCGGCATGGCAACGTAACTTCGGGAACAGAACTTGGAATGAAAGTTTCAGTTACCACAGAAACATCCGATGGGAAATCCTGCTCAAGCTGTGATGTTGAATTTTCACATTACAATGTTTCCTTTAATTATCTAAATGACAAGGTTACGGTATTTTTAGACGGAAAAGTATTGGCAACTTCCTCCATCTCAACTGCATTCAACATCCCTGCCCACCGCCCCCTCAATACTCCTACAGCTGTTTCTAAGGACCCAAACTCTTACAGAAGCTGGCATGCGACGGACGACAAAGCGGAAGATATAAAAGAAGGGATGTCGGACATGCCCCTTTCCCCTATTTTTACTCCCTGGATTTTGGGAGGAGGGTATTCCGACATGATAAACAAAGATGCCAGGTTTAATACTACCCCCTTAGGATTTCTTGGTGCAAATACTAACGACCAATATAAACAACACGTAGGAAGCACTTTGCAAGTTGATAGGTATGGGGGTGTCTACGGTCAGCACCTGCCCGCTCTCGGAGGTCAAGCCTCCTCCTCCTCTTCCAGGAAGATTCCAAGAAGTGGTCTTGATGGGTTTTTAGGAAGTGTTAAATTTTACTCTAAACCTCTAAATACAAAGGAAGTCACTAAAAATTATAATGCCCAACAAGGGTATTTTAAAAACATACAAACTTATAGGTCATAATGGTACTAGGAAACTCACAAGCATACACGGTAAAATACATCCCCACAAATATTGAGGAGCAGGTTGCTGGTTTAAACTCGTCATTGTCTCCCCACAATACAGGTGGCGTTTTTTCCTATAAATATGGAATTGAGCTGGTTAAGGATAATATTATTGACCTACTAACTACAAGACGCGGGGACAGGGTTATGCTTCCTGATTTTGGAACCACTATCCACCTGGCACCCTTCGAACTTATAGATTCATATCTGAAAGATGATATTAAGAATGATATTTTAAGAACTATATCATTTTATGAGCCCCGCGTTGACGTGGTTTCGTGCGAGGTTTTAGAGTATGATGAATTAGAAGAATTTGATTATCAGCTCTATGGCGGCAGCGCAAGAGGAGGAATGAGAGAACATCAACTTATTGTACGACTCATAATCTCTTTAAAAGGTGATGCCACATCATCCTCCTCAATTGTTCTAGCTTATTAACTATGCCTTTTCCCACTAACCCTTTGTACAATGTATCTTCTTTCGACGGTACAATCAAGTCCGACTATCTGCGATTTGCAGCCATCCCTGAAGGGGAAAAGGCTTCATTTATAGATTACTCAATTACTGATTTTGATTCTTATAAAGCATCTCTTTTAGATTATATGAAAGCGGTATACCCAGACCAGTTTACTAATTTTGTTGAGTCTGACATGGGTATTATGTTTGTTGAATTATTTGCGTACCTGGCAAGCGTAATCTCGTTAAAAGCGGACTTCCTGGCGAATGAAAGCTACCTTCCCACCGTAAGGTCAGAAAGTAACCTTAAGAAGTTGTTACAGCTTATAGGGGTTAATTTAAAGGGACCTACGTCTGCAAAAGCGGAAGCTGTAGTAACCCTTTCTTCTGATTTTTTTACAGCATTATCTGATGCGTACTATGCTGTGAAAATAGCCAAAGCGGACAGAACTCTTCGAGTGCCCGGCAAAGACGGTAAAAATGCCACTTTTACTTTATACAAAGGAAACAGCGATGGCACTCTAACCTTCGATACGAGTAGTATTGGGGATTTACAATTTAATGCGAAATTAAACAACTTCGTTTATTCTAATTTTTATCTTATAGAAGGAGAGCTTATTGAAGAGGACTTCACGTTTTCTACATCGGATGAAGAATCTAAACATGTGTTAGGTCAATTCCCTGTGGTTGAAGGAAGTATCCAGGTTTCTTCGGCGGACTCTAATTTGTGGAAAGAAACAGACTCATTGTTTTTAGCCTCCGCAACAGAGTACGTATTTGAGAAAGAGTATTCTGACGAGTACAAGGCTACCGTAAAATTTGGAAACGGGACCAAAGGTAAACGCCCAACGCCCGGATTGGCTGCTAAAGTCTTTTATCGTATCGGAGGGGGAGAGAGGGGGAACATAACCCGAAAGGTCGTGAACAATACTATTCGTGCTACCAAGACTAAACCAGGTACTTTATCAAATATAAGCGTATTTAATAATACGACCGCCACGGGAGGGACTAATTCGGAATCAGCTTCACACGCTAAAAAGTACTACCCCCATGTGTTTAAATCACAACACCGCTGCGTAACAGGAGAAGATTACACAGCTCAAGCAAACTCTTTCACTACAACCGCAGGAGTAATGGGGAAAGCTATGGCTGTTTTGCGAGACAATGGAGCAGGAGCAAACAACATTGATATTTACTGTCTCGCTAAAGCTTCCGCGCTTCAACTGGAAAGATGTTCATTATTATATAAAGAAGAATTACTTAATCACATGAATAACTTAAAAATGATGACTGATGAACTTACCATTGTAGATGGGGTAATCAGAACACTAGATTTAAATTGTACTGTGTTAATAGATGCGGACGAAAAAACTAGAGAAAACGCAATTAAACAAAGAGCTGCCGATGCGTTAACTTCTTACTTTCATGTTGACCGAAGAGAGTTTGGAGAGGCTTTGTCAATCTCCCGACTTCAGAACTTTATGCATGATGTTCCGGGAGTTAGGTACTTTACTGTTGACAACTTTCCCGGAGATATCCACGTAAACTTTAACGAAATAGTTCAATTGAATAACTTTGAGCTGACTATTGATTTAATATAATGGGCACCCAAAAATATAACTATATCGACACGATAACCCCGTTAGTCCCTGCTTTGTATACAGAAAGGGAGGATTTACACTATGGGTATGAGGAAGAGTTGTCATATATGGCGCTAGCTAATTTTTTAAAGTTAGTATCTACTGCCAGCTCGCTTTTCGATACCAGTAACTTATCTCAAGATAATTTGTGGAAGCGATTCTTACCTTCGAACAAGTTAACCCGGATTACTCCGAAAGTAATAAACGATTATGTTTTTGCTCCCTTGGGGAGAGATATCTCCGAATTTACCGCCTCTGCTGATTTTGAAACCTTTGTACAAACAAGTGCTTTAAGTGCTTTAGTTTTAAATGGGGAGCATGGGAACAATGTAAAAAACCAAGCATACAGACTGTACGCTTCCGGGGACGAACAAGGCATTCCAGGATTTTCTTCCTTGCATGTAAGTGCGAATACCTTACCCCAGATACACGAGGAGTTAATAGACAAGCTAGGTCTTCTATACCTCTTCAACAGCTCAGGTCCGGCTATCGCATCTAAGAAAACAATAGCTAACGGTCATGTAGAATTAAGCTCTTTGGTTTCTAGCCTTTGGGTTGAAAAAACTTTTAAAGGCGAAGATATCACAGAGGAAGATTGTTTAGGGAAGCTTTTTGAATATTTATTCAAGAACCGAGAGAATGGGTACCCAGAATTAGACGCCAGTGCGTGGATTCCTACGGCATACGTGTCTTCTGTATCTCAAGTATCAGGGGAGACATATCTGTCCGGGACTCAATTGCTTGATGCGTATAATAAGATTATGTCCGTTTGGTTATCCCCGGACATGGACAAAGACACAATGGTACAAGATAGTTTCGATGTCTATGTATCCTCTACCCTAATACCTACCAAGTTTTCTAATAGTGGGTCTCTTCAAAAGTTTTTAAAGGCGCTAGGTTTCGCTTCTTATGACATACATCATGTTGTCGACTCCTTAAGTGATTTGATTGACATAGATAACTGCCCGCAAGAGTTTTTAAATTATCTTGCTACCCTTATCGGTTGGAAAACTGTTGGCTCGAATGTGGAGGAATGGAGACAACAACTTAGAAATGCAGTAACTGCATACACTATGAAAGGCACTGCGTCCGGCTTGGATTCAGTTGTAGAGTATCTCTTTGATAGGGATATTTTCTACCCAACAAGCGCCCTGACAGAAACGTGGGAGTCTTACCTTCCTAACATGATTTATTATGTTTTAAAAACTGAATCGTTTTTAACGTCAGCAACGCCGGGGGAAGTTCGAGTTTGGGCTGACAAATGGTCTAGAAACGGAGACGTGACCGTGAACTACGACAAAGACAATATGGACAATAACCTTAGGTTTGCAGTCGATATGATTCTAGAAAGGCTCGACAATGAACATCAGATAATTTGGAACCGAGGGAAACCTTTCAGGGATAGCGAACTTTGGAAATCCATTATATCTAATCCAAATTCTCCTGATGGATTCGACCATAGAGGAAAGTTAGTGACCATCCCCCCGTGGGAAAAGGATAGGTTTTATTCCGACTCCTACATCACGTTACCCGCGCTAAGAAGTCTTTCGGCTATCCTTGTTCAAGGGGTAGAGGCTGGAGGTTGTGGAGTGCCTAGAAGAGAAGGAAAGTTTATATTCGACTATTGTAAAACAAATTTAGGTCTAGACCAAACCCCNCCTATGCCAGGGGATAGACACAGGTTCAAATTCTTAACCTCAGCGTTAAGCATGCCACCAAACGCTAGTGGTCTTCCGTTGAGGAGCGGCTTCTTAGATAACACTAATATTTACGATTATTGGAATACAAAGTCGTCCACGATGGTTTTAGACATTAATGCGTTGGACGCTGATTTTAGACAGAAAACAAATTCAAAGCTAAATCTTGAAAACTTAAGAATGCTTCACCAAGTGTTTAGAGACTTCGTACCTTTTAGGGTTATGATTCATACAGTGATAACAAATAACCTAGCCGACGGGGGAGGAGGACCTTGGGGTGGAGGAGGTAGAGCCCCTTGGGAAAACCTTTGCATAAATGGGGATTATTCTAAACAAGACGCTGCCACTAATATTTTAAATGATGTAGTTACTGTGGGGTTCCCAGGAAAGCAAGATGGAAATGTTAGCGCTGGCGTTCATCAGGAAGGAAGATTTATTCCAGACTCGTCCGCCACATATTGGACCACTACAGGAACAGTCCCCGGAAGATTTGGCAACCGCTCAAGGAGTTTAAGGTATAACCTACCTGGCAGGTTCTTTTCGAGAAACGGAAGAAACACCCCCCACTCTATGGATTTTTATAACGACTATAGATGGGGTGCTGGAGCCACCGGAGCCTCTAGTGGTAATTTCGGGTACAACTTCAGTGCGTTCGGGGGTACTGGGAAAGCTCAAGCTGGGCAAGTTTCCGCTGGGTACTATTTCGTGCCTAAAGGGTGGAACTTTTCATCCCAAAGTTACCACGATGTGTCGTCTAGGCACTTTGACGCTTCTAATTCAATTAGAGCTGGGAGAACTGGATACTCTANCCCGACCACGGAGTTAGACGGTATCCCCGTGTCTTCTTGTTTCCCATTCCGGGCAGGCGTACAGATACCTGTAGACTGTAGCACTTTCGGCGCGGAGGAACGCTTTAAAGTTTTTGAAATAAATAGACAATTGATTGATATTATTTTAAAACTTTACGCTAAAGATAAAGATAGAGCCGTTTTAGATTTCGACCACGAGTCTATGCTAAACAGGAAGTTTGGCAGGGGGGTTCATACCCTGTATAGAGAGATGGTCAATCGATTTGATGGGACCTTAGACGACGACGCATACAGCCTTCTCTATCACGCATTTGGTCCATTCTTTAGAGGAGGAGACATGCAAGACCGCGGTACAATCACGGACGGAACCTTTGACCAGTACCAGGCGCATACTCCCGGAGTATCCCCTGGAGCAGATGATACTATTTTAGATAGACCGGAGTACAAAAATATAATCGGTGGGGAAAAAATAAGTTCAGAGCTCCTGTTAAATTCCAGTGGTATCGTAGAGCTAATTGAAAGCCAAGGGTTAGTGAGTCGGCAGGGTTTACATTCTTGGTACAATGACGCAGACAAATATTTCAACAGAGAGCATTATTCAAACCAATTGTTATTGTCCGGAGTAGAAATTGTTGCCGGGAAAAACTCTAAGGGCTTTATAGGTTTAAATGATATCTACTCTAGATTCAGGATGACTGAAGATAAGAATTGCGTATCAATAGTTACTCGCGGCGCTGCTAGGGCGTACAAAGATTGTTTAAAGTTGAGGTTTAACATAACTAAGCATCAACAATATGTAATCAATGGGTTGTTTACCGAAACCCAGCACCCAAACGTTGTAACTGCGCCATTTTCTGAGGACATAAGAGGTTGGTATTTATCCGACGCCACAAGGGACCCAGTCTGGTGTAGCGCTACTACTGTAGCTGGATATGCAAGTGTTATGTCCCACGTTAAGAATCAGCTTAGCGGGACGAGTCATGTTAATATGTTTGCTAAAGGTCCTTTACCAATATTTAACGACGCCTCACAAGGCAACCTAAGGACAGCTACCAACTCATATCACGGAACTAACCCGAGAACGATAAGGTCCGGACTCCAACCAGGCAAGGACTACAGGATGGAATTTGAAGTTTCGGCTCAACTGGATACTGGTATAATTGGGTTTGTTTTAGAAAACTCAACCAAAAATCAAAAATGGAATTCCGCAGAGTGGGGTACGTCTTCTTTAGCGGGTGCACACATTCGCAAAGGAATTACTGAAGCGGAGGTTCCAGAAGTCTTCACTGCCGATTTCTCTGTACCAAATACTTTTGCCCCGGACGACATGTATAACTTAATTATTACATATGCTCCCGGAACAGCAACANNTGTTGCCGCTACGGACTGTAATATTTTAGGGGTTAGCTTTAAACAAAAACCCAATAATGAGGTCCAACAACTCCGTGAAGATACGGTTTATAAATTAACGGTCGAGGCTCAGGCACGAGGGCATGAGCTCGGTCAATTAAGAAACTCCCACACCTGCCCGACTTTGGGACTGCGCGTGTGTACGGATGTTAGACACCCAGAGCTTAATACTGGAGGGTTTAGGTACGTTTATAATTTCCTAGAAGATAGATGGGATATTATGGAGACAGTGAGTTATGACAGAGATTTAAGAATTGGTTTTGCGGGTATTCAATCTGATACTTATCTAAACACTGAAGGGGGTGAGTTTAGATATCGCGACAGAAGCACTCCTCTACAGGCGCCCGAGTATTCTGGTCCCTACCATAGGATGGTCACTGATGGAAAGGTGCGTTACATGACCGGGAGCACTCATAATAGGAATAGTAACACATCTCAAAGGCTTCTTACACCTATTGCAGATAACCATTTTCATGTAGAAAAGACCAGGGATTGCATGTTGGTTGATGTTGTCCCAAACACTGAAGTTAACCAGAAGATTCCTCTTGAGTTTAATACCTTTAACAGGAGAGGACCTGTAGGAGCTGACGGTAAGAGGTTGCGAGGGGTTCATAGAAACATACACACGTCGAGTACTGGATATTTTGTCGAAGTGTTTCGGATACAAGACGCTATCCCAACTAGCAAAGAAAAAGAGTGTAGACTCGATTTCTTTAAAATATATGGGTATGACGATAAATTAAATCAACTTAGTAATGCAGAAAATAACACTGTGGACTATGATAGGGATGACGTCGCTGCCATTTTAAGGCATTTCAAAGATATGATGTTTAAGTATAAAGTTAATTCGAGATACTATCCTGACACTGCGGATTCCTTCGGCACTAAAGGAGGTAGCCGCTCAGAAATGCTCATCCCATACGGAGGGGATAACCACAAAGGTAACGAAGCTATCGACACCTTCTTCCAGGATAAAACTGGGGCTCATCACTCAAATGCCAACAGAACCACTATTTATGAGATTTAAAAAATGAAAGGTACCGTCGAAGTATACTCGGTTAACGGGAGCAAGTGGGATAAAATTTACCAAGAAGACAATCTGGTTGTTCATGGGGGAAGAACTGCTATAGCAGATATTTTTACTTACACCCCTCCGCCGTTAGGTGTAATTACGGGTGATTTTGATTCTCACGCTTCAATGTATGCTGTGTCCAATTTTACTGTACAGTCTATGACGCTAGGTGCTGGAACAAATACCTTAAAGTACCGCGACTCCAGACACGGTGTAATCCAACATTCTTACAAAGGCAGACAATACCTTGATGTTAGTGGCAGAACTTACAGCTTACTTCCTTACAAAGAAAACTTTTTAACAGATGAGATAGGCGCATACGGCACTAAAAAAGAATCCGCCATAGATTATTCTGTCAACCATTANGCAGCTTTAGAGCTATCCTCCGCGACTATCCATAAACATGGTAAGGTTCAGATTACTACAGACNAAGATTTAGATGGAGGCTCAATGACGGTAACGAAAAACCAGGGTCAGGATGTAGCGATATTTGAGATTCCAACAAACTTGGACTTAGCTACAGACTACAAGTTCAATCTGGGGATAGAAGGAAAGCTGCCGGTACAACTCGAGATAATTCGAGAAGATAAAATTACTAAGCAGAATGCCTTAACCGTAGACCTTAGAGAACAGCTTTGGGATTTTTCACAATCGCAATTTGTATATGCAGACGAACAACTTTCCGAAGATAATCTACGTAAAAATTTATATGCCTCCTCTGTTCCTACGGGAGAACTAACTGAAACATTCTTTAGTACTGCGTTCGATAAAATAGACCAGAGTAAAAGGGTTGAAAGGTACACCTACATTTTTAGACTGACGTGCCCGAAGGCTACCGATTTCGAAAAGGGTTGGGTTCGCCTGTTTAGTNCGCGCCTTGAGGTTTTAAATAATCTTATTTTAAAAAATCCAAACTTCACAAGGGTGGAGTCCTTAGTCGACAATACTAGCTTCAAAGATTTAAAACCTTACGATACAACCCACATCCCTACTGCCAACATGGAGCAGCTAAAGGCTGGAGGCGTTTACCAAATTGGAGGGTGGGAGCACCCCTCCCCGTTGTACGCTTCTTCTAATTTTTCGGATTTAACTACAAGCTCTGATTGTCTGTACGGTTGGGTTGCTTTAGAAAACGTGGACGAGTTTGGTACCACAGGAAGCCCCCCTTACACAAAAGATGGAAATGAAAGTAATATAGGAGTAGCATTCCATGGAAGGCAGTTATACTGGGACTCCAGTAGCACCGCTCAGTTATCTAAAACTTTTAAATACCCCGGCAAATGGCTGGACTTTTATGGTCAGACCGGAACTAGATTTGAACTTAGTTCCTTATTAAATGACCCTTACACTTCTAGGTCCCTTGTTATTAAAATGGACGTTAACCCTGTATCTGCCGTTGATAGTGGAAAGACCGAAACAGGGGTTGGTCTTAGGCTTCAAAACCTGTCTAAAGGTTTGAGCTATAATTTTGCTTCAGGAGTTGGAGGGGACAAAGGTGACTGGTCAACGTTTGGGGTTAGCGGTACTTTGGCTCAACGTGAGGCGTTAGGCGCTAACGTTACGGTACAAGCAAACGTTTCAATGCCTTTAGCGTTTGCCAATGATACATTTAAGCTAGATATAATCGGGCATGCAGGAGATGCTAATAAAAAGGGCAAGCTTGTAATTAGAAATTTAGATATAGGACAATACGAAGGTTGGCATTTACATGAGGGAAACACGCCCTCAGGTGTTACGCATGTATCGAGTATGGCAGGAAGTCCGACTTCTGCGTTATACGTTGTAAGTGCTAATGATATATTTGACGTGGATTTTCGCTCTGCATCTTCTATAGGACAACTTACTTACATATCTCAGACGATATCAGGGTTGGACCCTGAGAAGGCGTATAATCTTATTGTTGAAGCGGAGAATATAACTGGAAACTTAACACCAAAATTTGCTGCGGCTTTAGTGCACAAGGGTTATGGGGACCCCTACAACTTTGATTATGGTCGGTACTTAACACTCGGTCCTCCCCAAAACGCAGGTAACGCATTTAATACATTCTTTAACCCTGCAACTTCAGTGTCTGGGTTTACAATGTTTGGACCTGACGGACCCCCCTCGAAAGTTTATAGAGATTTAGACTATAGCGAACATCAGAGATGCGTTAAATGGACAAATGTTTCCTCGATGGGCAGNGAGTCTTCCTCTTTGATGTATAAATATATTTCTTCTGGCACTGGTCAGGAGAACAAAAACCATTACCATGTAAATCTTCCTGATGGAAATTTCAACATGGCTTTGGATTTACGACATGTTTTTGATGATTCCGTTAGCCCTGCTTATGGCTTTTACAACCCTGTGGGTACTAGAGTAAGAGTAGGTATCCCAGGAGAAACAAGTGAGGCTTATTATTACGATTTTTGGAAGAGGAAGTTCCTTCGGATAGATGAGACAACCACCGACCTGACAGACAAAAGGTGGACTTACACTATATCTCCCGGCTCCCACGGACCGGGGGAGTACGTCCATGAAAACTACCCAACCAGGGCAAAGAACCCAAAAGAAATATATGAAGCAGCTGGAGACCCAGACGGATGGACCAAAGCTTCCTTTTACTTCGATGTTAAGTCTAGTGATTTTACGTCAGACGTGCCAAGGATAGCAGACACAGGTGAAAACCACATAAATCATACTGTATGGGGTACGAGAAAAGTAGAGTTCATCTTCGTCGGTATTCAATCCTGGTGGACCGCTTCTGAAGAGGTAAGAGGTGTATTGCCTGAAGCGGACCCTTCAGGAACCGTTTATATTAAAAATTTCTCATTAAGAGGACCTAGTCCTGCGAGAGAGCCTGCTAACACATATTTCGTGTATGCGGGAGAAGGGGTATGGAACCCGACCTCCGGTCTAAATTCAGCAGCTAGTTACGACCCCGTCTTAGGGACCGGACCTATTACAGGAGTCCGACCAAGCAAAATGGTCACCTCAGGTGTTGAGACATGGAACCCTCTTCTGCACGGAGACGAAGACCGGAAAGATTTTACATTTTTTGAGCAAAACACAAACGCAGCACAAAGGGTTGCTGTGATTTATGGTATGAGCGCGCTTGGTTCTAGCTTCGGCACGTCAAGCCTTGAAAGTACTGGAGAGGATTTCTCCAACAACCACGTATGGGCTGCAACTAAAGATAGTATTTATGAGCTTATGATATTCCCGGTAAAAGGGGACCCGATGAAACTCCATGGAGTTTATTTGTCTGATGCGTCACTTACTCACTATAACGGACCAACCCTTGAAAAGTATTCCGAAAGAAATAAGCTTACCTCACAGGCGGACGTTAGTGGTATAGGGTTAAGACATTTGGGAGGATGGTCCACGCAATTTATAAAAACACCTATTCCAGGAGAAGCGGGTAGCCATACTACCAACTATCCTAAAGTCTACAGCTACGCCAGTAGCACCCCTCTAGGTACTGAATCCTACGTANCTTTANGTATAGATAACGCAGCGTATGGAACCTACCACACAACAAATGTTTGTTACTTTGATACTGTAGAAAATTGGGGGATTAAGCCTGGGAGAAACCATGCGTTTAGTTTTGATTACGCTGCTACAGGGTTTAATGCTGACGTTGGTGTGTTTATGGAGTATGAGGATTCTTTGTTTTGGCTTTCTGGGATTGGCGCCGCTTCGTACGATTCCAACGGCGTAAGGCTATTCCCCCTTACCAAGTGGGTACCTGCAGACGTTAAGAAAGGAACGCCACACTCCTGGGACACTGGGTTCGTAGACCTAGAGCCAATGAGTATTGAGTGGGAAGGAAGTCACACTAGTCTTTCTACAAACTTTCTAACCAACGAATTTCACATACCGAGCCGCATACCCGACGATGCAAGAATAGGTATCATGATTAGAAATCAGCCCTCGGCGGCTAGTTTTAATGCGCTTTATCGTAATTTGCGAGCTTATGTGTGCGCCGACCCGGACGAAGTAGCGGTTAAAATTCCAGACTTCCCCCACGAACAAGACGCGTACGTTCAAACCCCAACAGATGCTAGTACCCCTGGAGAGTATGGTCATTTTCAAAATGCAATTGAGTTTAAGTATGACATGCAAAACTTACCGGCTTCATGGGACAACACATACCAATCTAGTGCTGTAACCCATATCCCTACACAAGAAAAAGCTATTCACAGGGGCGCATATTTGCCCGCTAGTGGTTTGCTCGTATCAGCCGGAGCCTTAGGGTATGTCCCAGGAGTAGCTACTTATGGGGGCTGGGGACCCGCAGACACCTCGGCACTTTCAGGAACTTTAAACCTGTATAGTGTTGTCACTCCTAAAGGACATATTTTGAATAACTTTAGTGCTGTGAATATTAATGATAGCAGCGCTGGTATGGTTGTGTCTGGTCCAATTTCAACTGTGTCTGCTGCTGGAGACTGTGTAGTAAAGTACGTAGTTTCCCTAAGCGCTAACGAGGTACACTACCTTAATTTTTATGGAGGAGGAATAGAAACAGCTGGTCTTTGGACTATTGACTGGGCTAGGTCCGCTGCGAAACAAAGTTTTGCTGGGGATAGAAAGCCGCCGTTTCTAGTTTCATCTTTAGGNGGCACACCTTATGCACAAAGCATATATAACCTAGAAGACTATGAGGAACCGGAATGGAATTTGTTTTCCAAGAAGATTTTCATGGCAGGAGGACTTAAACCACAATCAACCTCCGGATACCTAACTATAGTATGGAGTTTAAAATTTTAAAATGAGATTCGACGATACAGGAACCACCAGAGGTCACTTGGAGATTTACAAGATTTACAAGGACGGCACGGAGGAATTACATTACAGTGAGAAAAACGTTATTACTAGCGGCATGGGTCTCACTTTATCTTACGCATTTGCGGCAGACGCCAACGCTGATGTGAGCTCCTTTCAGGCAAACTGGATGCAAATTGGAACTGGCGCGTCCACCACAGCAATCGTTGCCTCTAGTAATGTCCAAGTTTCTGGACGGGCTGACCTATTATCCTCTGTCCCTAGAGTCGAGTACGGGTCTGAAAATTCTATTGGGCTTACCACTTCCGCGATGTCTTACATGACCTCAGCTGACACCACCTCACTTAAAGCATTTGTAAGAGTCCCTCCTGCCTTTATTCATAGGGTTTCAGAAAGGAAAGTAATGTGGAGACTGGTTTTAAATGATAGTGCCTGCAATATAGCTGATAGCGCTGTCCATGGAGGAGCGCTTAATGAAGTAGGTATATTCTCCAACAATCCGATGGAGGTAAATCCCCCTGTCTTGCACATGATTGCGTATCGAGCTTTTGCTAATATTGTTAAAACAAACGAGTTCACCTTAGATTTCCGGTGGACAATTGAATTCTAATGCCATTTCGTAACTTCACCACTAANTCTATAGGAACTGATATCGTCAAAGAAGAGTTTCCTGATATCACAATGTTCGATGCCAGTACATTCTATAACTGGGAACAAGATAACATACCCCTCCAACAACTAAAACTGAGAACGGATACNCTGCTAAGGCATGCCGGGTATAACCAAACCAAAGCTCCAGATGGGGTGACCNTAACACTTTCCTCTACTGAGAACACAGCGGCGGGCATTTATACCAGTATGGATGATATCCTGGACTTGGTTCCAAAAAGGCTAACCTACCCTGTACAGATTGAAATTTGTAAGTTNGGTGAAATCCCAGCCTTTGATATTTCAGACATAGTCACTGAAGGCTCAGGTAAGTTAGAAATCATTAATCAAAATTTTGGTAAAGATACAAGCGCACTTGTTCAGGAGGTTTCCTCAGGAGGTCTTAAATGGAATGCTACTAAAAAGTTTATAACTAAGTGTGGTCACAATTCCGCTGGATANACTGGGTTATATGATTCTATCATAGGAAATAAAAGCACCCGGTTCGACGAATCTTTGTTCACCCAAGCAGCGTGGAACACGTCAGGCTCAAGAGCGTTTATGCAAAGAGGTCCTGATTCCCTCGCGGAGACGGACTTTATGACGGTTTGGACTGAAGGAGTTAAAGTAAAC